AATGAAAAATTAAGTTGGTCTTTTAGTGTTGCAACAGATTCTAAAATCTGTCTTTGATTGTCTACTTCATATTCTTGTTTTGGTTCAGGTATATATGCAGTTATTTTAGCCATTATCTTCTTCCATCTGGTTTTGCATCTAATCTCAATGTTCCATAACGCCAGGTCTCACCTACAGCATCATTTTCTATTTTAATTGCAAGTAGTCTTCCTCTAGCACGTGTATCTATTTTATCAGTAGATGAAGTTACTGTAAAGGGTCCAAGAGGTGAGCTTACAGCTGTATCACTTGGATAATTATTTATTAATAAAGTAATTTTTGAATTACCGGTAAGCACTTGAAAGTCTGGTATAAATCTTTTAACTGACATTATGTATTCACCGTCTCCTTGTAAGTTAGCAATATTATTAGAGTTAGTAATATCATAATCACCGGATTGTATAAAAGCATCAATAGAGGTTGTACCAGATGAATTTATTTGATCGGTTCCGGTTTCATGAGCATAGTAAGTTGATGCGCCATAAGTTGCTGTAATACCTTGAATTGGAAAATTAGGTAGAGAGGTCGAATTGTATTCCGTTGCATAAGGCAGATCAAAAAGTCCTTGATCTACATAACTAGTTCTAGCTAATGATGAGGTAGTCCAAACCTTTTCTGCGTAATTATATACTACACATCTATTAATTTGTTGAGATCCAAACTCAGGATAAAACCAATTAATTTCATTATATAAAGTATTATGTTCTGCATAAACCAATTGATTTGAACTTTGGTTAAGTCCTAAATTATCTCCTGTTGTGCTAAATACAAAGTCTTCAACCTCACAAGGAATAGATTTTACAGTACCATCATACTCAAAAAATCCACCTTCACCAGACATCCAAAACACAATACCATTAGAATAACTTAATGCATTCTGACCAATCAATCCACAGTTAGTACCCACTTGTCTAACACTAAATGTAAAAGGTGGTCCAACATATTGAATGACATATGCAGAAGTATCTGTTAATACTAGTGTATAATCTTTACCCGACACTGCTCCAATAATTTCATTACCTTTATCTAATCTAAACGTTCCTGCAGTATTAGTTGCTGTCGGTTGATACACATTAAAATTTTCTTGATCACTAAATCTTATAAACATTGGATCTTGTGTGGTATTATCTCCAATTGTTGTCTCTGTACCAAAATGAAATACATGTCTATCTCTATCTGATACTTGAGTTAATCTTGTTTTAGTGGGAGCACCAGACATAACAACTGCTCGGTTTGATCTAGGAGTTGCTGCGCCCGCGTTCCATGTAAATGTTTTACCATTATGAATAGTTGCAACAAGTATTTGACCAAAATTATCTAAAGACCATAAACCTGGATCTAAGACCACGTTACTAGTTGCACTTGCAGTTCCCCATGTACCTGAACTCCATGTGTCTGTACCCCAACCTAAACCTGCAGTTTGAAAAGTAGGACCAACAATTTCATAAGGATCAATTTGTGCGGAACCAGTTCCAACAGTTGTACTTGCTGAATTAGAAGGCATAATAATTTCAAAATTATTAGAACCTAAATTTGTGGATTGTACTTCAAATGTATTTTCTGTAAAATCAGTTGTTGCATAACCTGAACCTGATGGAACAGTAACAGATGAAAATGTTATGTATCTTCCAGCTAATAATCCATGTGATGTTTTATTAACAGTAACTGTAGCAGAACCGGATGTTGCATCAAAGGTAGCTCCAGTGATAACATCATTATCTAAAGGACTAATGTCAAAAAAATTACCTTCATAATATAAAAATAAACCTTGTGAAGTTCCTATTGCCACATATTTTTCACCAGCGATACTAGCAAACGCATGTTGTGCTCTTGCTGCACCTGGTAATGTATTATTAGAGTTAGTAAGTTGACTCCAGCCACCTATCTTTTCAGGTAAACCGTATCTAAATCTTACAAAGTCTCCATCAACCCATTGTGATTCACCACCTGAGTCTGTGACCATTTTATTAAAACCAGGTTTAAAGTTAAGTTTTTGTAGCATACTTTAAAATATACCAGTTTGTTTGTTATAGCAAGTTGTCTTATCTAGCTGTTCCAGGTATTCCAGTTGAAGTTACAAATGGATTTTCAGCAAAAGCCATATACATATATGTAGTACCATTTTGGTTTTGTCCACTTCCAGTATTTCTTATTTTAAATCCATTTGATAAAAGATCTGTAACCTCTCCATCACTCTCTGTATCTCCATTATTTGCAAATAATCTTTTACCAGCACCATTAAATGGATTTCTACCATTATCATAAATAGCCCAGCTTCCACCTCCTGAAATAGCTTTTTGCACTACATAAGCTGGCTTAAATCCTGTATAAACAAATGGTCCGTCTGAACTTGAATTTCCTGTGTATTTTCCAAATTTAGAAAATCCTTTTTTCTCCACAAAACAATAAAATACAAAAGTTCCACTAGAAGCATTTACATCACCTGATGTACCTACACTAAATACTGAAGAAGTTGGTGCTGTATTGTTCCAAGTAGCACTGTTACCAGATTGTTCTCCACCATCTGTATTTAAAAATAGTATATGAGAAGCACTTGATAAATTTTTATTATAAACTCTCCATTCTGAACTTCCGCTATCTCTCCTTTTTCCAATAATCATTGCTGGAGCTGCACCTAATCCATGACCTATTGTTGCATTTGAGCCAGTTCCAGTTGTTGTAACTACACTAAAACCTGATGTCTGATTTGCAGAAACAGTTGAGGTTATGCTTCCATCAGAGTTTGATGCAGTTCCATTAGCAGCTAACCAATTCCAACTAACAAATGTTTGTCCATTTTGATTTACCTCACCTCTATTACCTAAAGAAAATCCATCGCTATTAAAAGAAGTAAGACCAGCTGTTTCTGTAGCTTCAGCAATTGTTCCATTTGTTCTTAATTCTTTTGTAGCACCTCTATTAATGTCATACACAACATTTGCATTAGAAGCACTCCGACATTTAATCCAAACCCAATCAGGCTGAAAATTTACACCAGTAATTGAACGGCTACTCTCATTACCAGTATATAAAACTGTATTAAAATAATCGTCTGATTTATCTATATCTGTGTAAGCCATTATCCATACTCCGCTAAGTTTTTAGAATTAATTGCATAATATCCTGATGGTACAGCATATTCAAAGTTTCCGTAACCATTACCATCACTATTTCCTGATGAGATGGAAAAAGGTGGAGAGCCAAAGTTTGCTTCCCAAGTTTTAGCAGTATTTACTCCACCATCTCCAAATGCTGGAAAATAAAGTCCATTTAATGTTCCTGTTGGATCTTCAATTGATATTGCAGATGATGGAGTTGATTGATTCCATGAACCTGAACCATTTCCCCATTGTCCGTCAACTCCCCAATAACAATTATTATTATCTAAATCCAAGGCTATTTGAATAATTGCTCCAGTATTAAAAGCAGCACCATAAGTAGTTCCTGTTGCCGAACTTGCATAAATTTTACCATCATCTTCAAATACTGAATATTGATAAACACTTTCTCCTAAAATATCTGTTGAAGAATCTGGAGGTCTGTCACTAATTCCAATATGATTCCATTTATCTGATGGTGTTGAACCACCACTAGCCACATATTTAATTTCCCAATACCATTTTCCTTGCGAAAGACCAAAGGTAGCCCTATTCCATGCTCTATTACTATTTGTTGAAACAACTCTTAAATTACCTTCGCTAAAAGTTGAACCAGCATAATAATTATCTAGTGGATTCATTGTTGGATAATTATTTGTGCAAGTATCAGTAGATTGATCTATGCTAGTTAAATTATTAACTGTAAAGTTATTTCCATTTCCTGAACTATCTTCTCCTAAAGCTGCTGAATTTCCAAAATTAAAATAAAATCCATTTGTGCCAAAAGTTAATCCAGATACATCTATAGGTTTCCATATCCCGCTATCGTCAAATTCTCCAAGGTCTGTTGGATCTAATTGTTGTCCATCAATAAATACAAATTCTGACATATAACCATTCCATCCATGATTAGTATTATTGGTATCCATACCAACTCTGTGCAAAATATTATCGTTAAAATCTCCAACATGATTTAATGATGGATAACTTGATGTTGCAAAACTTGTTTCTTGAACACCGTTAATGTACATTTTAACTCTATTAGATGACGTTCCTTGAGATGTATCTACAGCAACCACTACATGATACCAAGCACTAGGATCTCTAAATAATCTATTTGTCTTTATATCAGCTGCTGCTCCACCACCTATTGTGTATCTTAACTGATCACTTGTTTCAAATCTGATAAAATCTCTAGTATTTCCAGCACCAGCTGACACATCTGCTGCTATAATAAAACTTTCATCTGATATATTTGATCTCTTTATCCAAACAGATATTGTGTAAGTTTTCCTATTAGTATCGCTACTAAAAGTTCTATACAAATAATCGGTACTTCCATCATCAAATCTACATGAGTTATCAACATTATAACCCCCTGCTGCCGATTGGTTTCCTCCAACTATTAACACGTTAGATTACCTCCTCTGGCCACTCTCCTAAAGGTCTTGTAGAACTTCCGTCTGCTTGTTCTATATATTCGTATAAAGTTTTTAATGCATCAACATCAGCTGCGCCATCTATCGCAGTTTCCATTTGATTTGATTTAGTTCTAACTGCTGCTCTATACGTTGTAATATCTGCAGGTACAGTATAATCAGCAACTTCAGTTGCTTTAACCACATACCAATCTGTTTTAGCAAGTAATCCGGCAGCTTGATTTTTTACAATTCTTTTCTTTTCAGTTTTTAAACCATAGTTAATAACTTGTACTCCATCTTCTAAAACAGGATTACCATCTTCATCTACTGCGTTTTCATCTACTAATCTTCTAGCAGTTGCAGTTCCCCAAGATTCTGTAACTTGATTGTTTGCAAATGCAATTGTTGAATCTGTATTATTATAATATGCTGGGTCTTTATAATTTGTTTTGTCAACAATAACTTCATATACACCAATAGCCTCTTTTTCTTCTTTAGACCATTTAGTAAATATATCTGCTGGATATTGTGTATCATTTAACACAAATCCTTTGGCATAATTAAATGTTTTTGTTACTGTTCCATCTTGTACTAATGCCCACATAATTTTTCTCCTAGCTTAATGTCAAATTTAAGTTTCTTCCAACCTCTAACCACTTTGTACCATTATATCGGAAAACAAACAAGTCTCCTTTATTGGCAGTTGTAGTTAAAGTTGGTGCAGTATCTGAAGCAAATTCGTAAACTGCGTTCCAAGTTACTGTTCTTGAACCTGTACCATCCTGTATTACCAGTAAAGATACGAATTGTCCAGTAGCTCCTCCACTTGGTGCTGCAATTGTTCTATTGCCCCCTAAAGTTACTTTTGCAACAGGGGACGTATTTACGGCCCAATTTACAGTTGCTCCGTCTGTTAAAGCAACTTCATTATTATAGGCTGCATTATCAAATTTAATTAATCCCGTTCCTTTTGTAGCAATATTTAATCCAACATCAGCATCTCCCCCTTCTACAGATAAAGCAGGATTATTACCCGTTGCAGAATTAGTCATTTCAAAATAATTAACTGCAGTGGCAGTTTTCTGAAATAGTAATTGTTCGTTACCTGAGTCATCTTCAATCCCAGTTGCATCGTCAAATTTTATATTAAATGAATTAGTATCTAGATCTGCTCCCAATTCAGGTGAAGTGTCTTCTACAATATTAGAAATTAATCCTGTATCTACAACATTTGTACCATCAGAATAAACTATTTTAGTTGTTTTTTCTGTAGTTCCCCAAGTAACTCCTGTTCCAGAA